TCAGACCGAATCGAGACCGAGGCTACAATCGTGGCCGTCGCCGACGACGCAAGTTGGAAGTACAGCATCGAGGCTGACATCCCGGCGTTCGATGGTGACAGAAGTTACCGCTACCTGGTATGGAAGAAGGATCAAGGCCCACCGCCGCAGATCGGCTCCACCGTGATGGCGACATTCGCGGCATATCAGCGGGCCAAATACTACATCGAGCGGGGCGACATCGAGGCTGGCCCCGTCGACGGCACCGAGAAGGACTACCAAGTCACGTGGAATATGATCGCTTCTCGGCCCGCCGGAGCGCCGAACGGAGCAGCCCCTAGTAGTTCCACGGGCCAGACCCCTAACGCGCCTCTCCCGCGATCCTCGGACGCCTCTGGAGTGCCTGGGGTGGTCTACCGCCCTGCACCAACGCCCGATGAGCGGCAGGCCGAAGCCCTCGCAAAGTTCCGGCGGGAGGTCGAGGGGGTCAACGACCGCAAGGCTGTCAGCGATATCCTGGCGATGGTGGAGCCGGGAGTCTATGTGCTGGACGGTCTAATTTTCGACGCCGAGAAGCTGGCCGGATGGTACAACACGCGGATGGCGGCACGGTGCGAGTCCCCGCTCGTGCAGGCGGCTCAGGACGCGGGCGCGGTCGTGATCGAGGTGGAGCAGAAGCCGGAGGATGGGCCACCACCGCTGAAAAACAAAGCGGAATTATCCGAGTGGGTCACGACCCAGGGATGGAGCAAGGAGCATATATCTCGTGTACTACAGGACGGTGGGTATGCATCCTCTGGCGCGTACCTGGAAAAACCTGGCAACACGGTGCAAGGGCTAGGCGAGTTTTTGTACGCCAAGCTTGTCGACAGGTCGCTGGACTGGTAATGCCCTGCACACCTGATAACTGCGATCTCCACGACTACGCCGTACACCCAGGCAGCGGCTGGTGCCGCGCCGTCGATACCGCATACTACAGGTCGCTGCATACGTCCCGGTCGAGTTCTCGCACTGACGAGGACTTGGCCGGGGCTATTTTGCGTCTGGGGGATATTCTGGAGCGGATGGAGCGACAGCCCAAATGGTCGCCACCGTCTACTCCGCAGAAACGCGAGCGAAAGGGAGGAACACCGTTATGACATTAGAGCTAACCATTCCGAGACTTGAGGCTCTCGGCACCACCTATATCGTCCGCTGGGCCGAGGGCGTCACGATTCGAATGGAGCGGATATACGAACACCGGGACTACCAGGTTGATGCCGAGATCACGATCAGTGACGAGGAGGAGCTATCGCCTCATTTGCTTGGCCCGGTGCGAACCTCGATTACAAAGACGTGGCGATCGGTTATCGCTGACCTCGACCATGTCTCCGAGCGAGGGGACTGGCGTCAGAGGCTGACCCAGGCGTCCATCCTGGTGTTGGAGCGATACCGGGCCGGGGTGCCGATAGTGGCCCTCGGCGCGATAGAGACGCCTGCGGCGATTGCTGAGGTCTTGCCGGGGATCGTCTGGCAGAATCTCCCGACGCTGGTCTATGGCGCGGGAGGGATCGGCAAGTCCCAGATGGCCCTCGCATGGGCGTCCGCGCTACATACCGGCACCCAGGTCGGTGGCCTCAAGGCGATCCAGGGCAACGTCCTATTCCTCGACTGGGAGACGAGCGACCGGATGACCTGGCATCGGAACCGTGGCTTGCTAAATGCCGCAGGCGTAGAGTCGGGGTCGTGGCCTGACCCCGACCATCCGCAGGCTGGCAGGACGGTGATGGTGTTTTACCGATTTATGTCCGGGCCGGTCTGGGACTCCGTCGAGTTCCTCAAGGCCGAGGTCGCACGGCTCGGCATCAGGACGATAGTGATCGACTCCGCTGGCCCTGCCTGCGGCGGGGAGCCGGAGAGCGCGGCTCCGACCCTCAAGTTCTTCGATTCTTTGCGGGATATGTCAGACCCTAACGATCCCGTCCAGTCGATCATCCTGGCTCATGTTACACATGAGGCGCGGAAGGGCGGGAGGTCTTCGCCATTCGGAAGTGTCTACTGGATCAACCTCCCACGCAACGTGTTTGAGCTAGCTGTAAGCGCCGGACAGAGGCAGAACCACTCGGACTATGCCCTACACCACCGGAAGTCGAATACCGGCTCTCTACGGCCACCTCAGGGCTTCCGGCTGACATGGGGACAGGATGGCTGTTCTATCGACGAGTTGGACATCCGGCAGAACGCCAAGCTGGTGGCCGGTCTGCCCCTGGGAGAGCGGGTCAGTATCGCGATCAGCGAAAACGGAGCCATGAGTACGGCAGACCTTGCAGAGCTACTTGACGCCCCTAGCCGCAGCCTATCGGCCACGCTATCGGGCGACGACAGGTTCGTGAGCCAGAACGGGCGGTGGGAGACTACCGAGCCGCTAGGGGTTAACGGCTGTACCACCTAGACGACCTAGCATAGCCACCCAGGAGGTGAAGGGATGACACACAACTGCACGACCAACTCGGAATCGTTCCACAACCCAGTTTCGCGATGTTGCGGCATCGAGGCCGGTGACGACACGCCGCTCACCGTGTGTCCTCGTTGCGAGACCCTGACGGCCTGGGAGTGCGCTGACTGCGGCGCACTAGAGTGGTTGCCGAGGGGACTGAGGGGGGTAACCGCCTAACCACCATGATGACGACGACTCGATGTATTTTCAAGCGAGAGAAGGAGATCAACTGTATGGCTACGACAACGAGAACGAATACTTATCAGCGCAGGTGTCAGCCGGACGATATGCGATACGACGCTTATCACATCTGCCGGGAAGGCTGCTATTGGATCGCCGAGCCGATCGACCATGTGATGGCGGCGAGAATCGTTCTACTCACGCCGGAGATCGCCCTGAATTGGCTGAAACGGAACAGCCATAACCGCTCGTTCTCGCGTGATTCTGCGCGACTGCTAGCGGCTGAAATGGATCATGGCTACTGGCGCGAGAATGGTGAGGCGGTGATATTCGACACCAACGGCATCCTGATCGACGGGCAACACCGGCTCCAGGCCGTGCTAAATTCGGGTCACGAGTACCTCGTCCCGGCCATTACTGGCATCCAGCCTCTTGTCAGGCCCACCGTCGATACGGGGAAGAAGCGGTCGGGCGCTCAGAACTTACAGATGGCCGGGGAGAAGAACGCCGCAGCCCTAGCAGCGGCGTTGACGCTCTGGAAGGGTTACGTCGCCCATGACCTCCGTGCCATGACCCATCCGGCGTCTGCATCGCCGGAGCAACGGACGACCATCCCCAGGATTATGGAAGACCTGGAGCACTATCCTGAACTCAGAATAGCTACCGAGCGATCTATGGCGCTGCGTCCAGCCGGTCAGGGACGGGCGCTCATCTCCGCGTCGGAGGCCACTCTGGTCTGGCAGGCCATCACTTGGACAGGAGCCACCGTAAAACGTGCCGAGGAATTCTTGGGCAGTGTCCTGTCGGGCTATAACCTGAGCGAGGGCAATCCCATCATCGCCCTTCGGCGACGTCTGATCGACCAGATGGGGCCAGGGCTTAAAATGGATAAAAAGGAGCGGTTGGCCCTAATCCTGAAAACCTGGCAGCTATGGTCGACCGGACAGAAACGGAAGGTTATCAAGTGGGAGCAGGGTAGCGAGCCGTTCCCATTCCTATCATAGTGTTAATCCTTAACATTTGGGATGTTAAGGTTAACCTGATCAATGGTGTTAACAGTTAACTATTACCCTCTCCCTAGCCCCCCTCTAAAGAGGGGGGGCGTAGGGAGAGAGAGAGGGGGAATGTAAGGGTGGATACGCTAACGGTGGAGTTCCAGCCTGATAAGCGATTATCGAAGAATGGTCTCAGGAGAGCGCACTGGAGGGAGACGCGGCTCCTGGTCAAGCAGGCCCGCGAGGATGCCTACATTCTGGGACTGATCGAGAAGGAGGGCAACTGGGCAACGCCGGAGCGGTGTCGGGTCTCCGTCCGGCAATATTATTGCGGCAAGCCCTACGATTGGGACGGCCTCGCGACCCTCTGCGGCCCGATCATCGATGGCCTCGTGGACGCAGGGGCCATGCCAGTGGACGACGATCCCGACCATGTCATCGAGTACACTATGACTGCCACGCGGGTCAAGACCAGGGCCGAGAGCAAGGTGGCGGTTACCGTGACGCCCGTCAGCACATAGGAGGCGCAACCGTGCAGACAACCGATATTGACGGCATCGGAGAACCATTCGACGTCGTTTGCTCCTGCCAATTCTGCGAACTAAATATCTACGACGAGAAGATCGGGGTGATCCGTTGTCCGATTTGTTTCGGCCACCTCCGGTTACGGCTTAATCTGGAAAGTGTAGGGGGTTTGTGGGGGGGTCAAGAGTGTCAGGGAGTGTGCGGGCTGACCTGGACGAGCCTGGAGGAGTGGAAGGCACGACCGACGCCCGGTACAACCCTGGCGGCTTGGCGATAATCCTGGCGATAAAATAGGAGGCGTAATCATGGTGTCCATCGATCTGGAACATGTTTGTGATCCCTCATGCCCGACGATTTCCGACCTGGAAGGGGTCGCCCGCAGACGGGTGGAGATTCACCGGAACCAAAACACCAGCAATCCGATTCGTCAGGATCGGGAGTACCTGGGCATCTCCGGCGAACACGCTTTCCACCGTTCGACCGGCCTCGCGTTAGACATGACGGTCAGGCGGGCAGGAGACGGCGGGCATGACTTCCTCGTCTACGGTATAGCGATCGATGTGAAGTGCGTGTCTGAGCTTGGGCGAATGTTGGTCGGCACAAACGAACGGCGATGTGACCTCCGCTTGGACAGTGTTTATAGCTTGGGAGTGCCAAATAAGCAACGGTCTGGAATCGGTTATTGAGAAATTGATGGGGATTATTCACAAGTGCAATTAAGTACTGAGATTGTGACAGGGAGAAATGTGAGTTTCCGAGAAGACAGTTCTCTATTCGGTAGAGAGTTTCGGCGGATATTAACTAGGACTGATGGTGTTGACGAACCGAATGACAGTACCTGCGGCCAAATCCCTGTGCTTGATTTATTCTCTGGTTGCGGTGGACTTTCGTATGGATTTCATTTTATTGAGCAGTCCCTTCGAACGTTCAAATTGATAGAGGCCATAGATACAGATATTCATGCTAACGCAACTTATCGTGCGAACTTCGGCTTAAAGCCTAAGCAGTTGGATTTGCTATCTATTCCCCCTATTGAAGTTGCTGAGATGATCCGCAAGGACTCGGATGTCGATGCTCCGATCGTCATTGGCGGGCCTCCGTGTGTGGCTTTTTCTTCCCATAAGAAAAAGGATAAGAGACAAGATGAGAGGAGTTCGCTGGTAGTACGTTTCGCTGAGACAGCAGTAGAACTAAACGCAAGGCTGATCATAATGGAAAATGTTCCGGATCTCCTAGGAAAAAGACACTGGAGACATTTCCAGGAGTTTTGGAGTGTTTTGGCCGACCATGGGTATCATATCAGCTACGAAATCTTCAATATGGCATCATTTGGGGTCCCACAATCCAGGCATCGGCTGATTTGTATAGCTTCAAGAAACTTTATCCCCTCCCTGCCCATCGGTATGTTGAAGGAGGGTTCATTCAACACTGTGAGAGATGCAATCGGAGACTTGCCTCAGCTCCAGGCGGGTGAACAGTCAGCGTCGGATCCGCTTCATGTGACCTCGAGACATCGCAAGGCAACCGTAGAACTCATCAAGCAAGTCCCATTAGATGGCGGTTCTAGACCAAAAGGCGTTGGTCCCGAGTGCTTAGATAGGGTACATGGCTTCTTTGATGTATATGGACGATTGCATTGGGACCGACCATCGATAACATTAACTGCTAGATGCAGAACGCCATCCTGCGGCCGTTATGTTCATCCAGAACAACACAGGGGGCTCTCAGTAAGAGAAGCATCCTTGCTCCAGGGATTTCCTCCAGATTTCAAATTCGAAGGTCCATTCGATGATAAATTCAAACAAATCGGGAATTCCGTACCTCCGCTGTTCTCACTTGCACTAGCACTGCATGTACGTGGACTAGTAGATGGATTCATCCCGCCGCTCACAAGTAAGCAGCAGATACCGGGTAAGCCACCATTCGGCTCCTACAGTGGAAGTATCGCTGCAAAGAAACGCAGAAGAAATATTCGCCGTAGAGACTACATGCCCTAATGATCCAAGTAATAGATTCTTTTTGTGGCGCTGAATGTTGGTCGGCACAAACGAACGGCGATGTGACCTCCGCGTCCTGGCGCACTTCAGAAGCCTGGGCCGGTCAAGGCTGATCGGGTGGGAGTTCGATGACGTGATACATTTATCTCCGACTCGACCTGGACGGAACAACTACGTGAATCACATTACCCTCACGCAGAACCTCCGGCCAATGGCGCAGCTATGGCAGCATCTTGAGGAGCTTTATCCATTATCGTTCTGAGGAGGGTCGAGGAGGTAGACCATGCACATCAGAGACCGCATCAAGGAGCTGAGGCGCGTCCCGGCATCGGAGCTTATCCCCAAAGGCTTTAAGCTTACGATGGTTTATCTCGCGGTGCCGGAGTTAGTGGCGCAGTATCGAGCATGGCGGCGCGGGAGTCGTTTCGCAGACTCCTGGTTCCGAGGCCGCATTACGAAGGTCAATCGCCTTGTGTCAGCGTGGGGAAAATATATTGTGATCGTAGACGGGACAGCCGAGCAGGCGACGGTGGCCGGGGAGTTGAGGGCGATTATCAATGCCCAAACGTAAGCAGCCGGGACTCTACCCGACGCCGCAGAAGCGGGCCGAATGGGAGCTTCGCCGGTATCAGATGCTGGAGCTATACAAGGGCGGCGCGACCGAGAAGCAGATCGGCGAGACGCTGGGCGTCGACAAGTCCCAGGTGCACCGGTCGATCAAGCGCGTTCTCAACGACCTCGCGGAAAAGTATTCCGGCATGGCCGACCAGATGCGCGGCCTTCAGATGGAGCGGTACACGAC